GCATAAACTTAATTTGCTCAATGATTTCTTAAATAACCTTTAATTTATTAAATATCTTAATTTATAAATAAATATAGATTTACTACAGGAAAATCGGAGAGTTCAAATGTCTCGTGGCAAACAATTACAAGAGATGGAAGCAGGCACTAAGCAATCCAGGACCGCTGTAAATGCTAACGCAAAAGCAGCAGATCCAATGGACACCTCAGTTGCTGGATCATATGAAGATCTTGGCGGTCCTACACCAGAAAACTATAAACCAGATGATGATTCAGCAAAACTGAAAACACCTGGTACGACCCTTAAGCAAGTTAAGGATGTTGTAAACAAGGGTGCGGCGGCTGCTGATGCAATGAAAGAAGAAGAAGAACTCGACGATGAGGAACTTATCTCTGAAGAAGAATATGAAGAAGAGGAAGTAGAAGAGACTGAAGAAGTCGAAGAAGATGAGGAAGAGGACGAAGAGGAGGAAGAAGTTGTAGAGGAAGAGCTTGATATTGAAGAAGATGTTAATGCTCTCCTTGAGGGTGAAGATCTTTCTGAAGAGTTTCAAGAAAAAGCAAAAGTTATTTTTGAGACGGCAATCAGATCGAAGGTTGCTCAAATTAAAGAAGGTCTAGAGCAGCAATATGCACAAGCTCTTTTAGAGGAAGTAGAGGAAATTAAGGAAGCACTTGCTTCTCGTGTTGACTCTTACCTTGAATATGTTACTGATGAGTGGTTCACTGAGAATACACTCGCAATTGAAGGCGGTCTGAAGGAAGAGTTGACTCAATCCTTTATGGCTGGCATGAAGGAACTTTTTGAAGCACATTATGTATCAATCCCTGAAGATAAATACGATGTCCTTGAGAGTATGGTAGAAAAACTTGATGATATGGAAACAAAACTCAACGAGCAAATTGAGAAAAATGTTTCACTCAACAAGCGTCTCGCAGAGTCGGTTGCTGATGGAATCTTAGATCAAGTTTCTGAGGGCCTAGCTGCCACTCAGAAAGACAAGCTCGCTTCACTTGCCGAAAGTGTTGAGTTTGAAAGTGATGAAGAATATCGTGAAAAACTGGAGACTTTAAGAGAAGCATATTTTCCTTCAAAGACAAGTGCTCCAAAAGCTAAATCAGAGTCTCTCTCAGAGCAAGTAGACAGTTCACCAGAAGAAATTTCTGGCTCAATGTCCGTTTATTTGAACACTCTTTCAAAATTTAGCAAATAATTGAATTTAATATAATTCAAACGCAAACAGTCACACTACAAAGGTAAACGCAAATGTTCCAAAACGAGCATCTGCAGGAAAAGTGGGCACCTCTCCTCAACTATGAGGGTCTTGACTCAATCAAAGATTCACATCGTAGAGCGGTAACCGCAGTCCTGCTAGAAAACCAAGAAAAATTTTTAAGAGAAGAAAACGCCTTCGCAACATCAGGTTCATTCCTGACAGAAGCACCAACCGTTAACACCAACTCAGGTGCTAATGCTGGTTTCAGTGCTGGTGCCACCGCTGCCGGTCCTGTTGCTGGTTTTGACCCCGTTCTGATTTCACTAATCAGACGCTCAATGCCTAATCTGGTTGCCTATGACCTCGCTGGCGTTCAACCAATGAACGGTCCTACTGGACTGATCTTCGCAATGCGTTCACGCTACACCAACCAAAGCGGAACCGAGGCATTCTTCAACGAAGTTGATACTGCATTCTCGGGTCAAGATGCTGGATTTGATGAGACCGATGGTTTCACTGGTGCTGCAACTGGTCTCGGCACTACAGCACAAAGCGGTACAAACCCAGGTGCTTTAAACCCATCAACGACAGCAACTCAAGCTGCATATAGCGTTGGTCAAGGTTTACGCACAGATGCTGCTGAAGATCTGGATGGCACTGGTGCTAACGCATTCAACCAGATGGCATTCTCAATCGAGAAAGTCACTGTTACTGCAAAGTCACGCGCACTGAAGGCTGAGTACTCATTAGAGCTTGCTCAGGATCTTAAGGCAATCCACGGTCTGAATGCTGAAGCGGAATTAGCAAACATTCTCTCAACTGAGATTCTTGCTGAAATCAACCGCGAAGTCATCAGAACCATCTACAAGGTTGCTGAAACTGGTGCTGTTCAAAACACTGCTACTGCTGGTGTCTTCGACCTCGACGTTGACTCTAACGGTCGTTGGTCTGTTGAGAAGTTCAAGGGTCTTCTGTTCCAAATTGAGCGTGATGCTAACGCAATCGCTCAGAGAACTCGTCGTGGAAAGGGCAACATCATCATGTGCTCTGCTGACGTTGCTTCAGCACTGACCATGGCTGGTGTTCTCGATTACACCCCTGCACTCAACTCAAATCTGAGTGTTGATGATACTGGCAACACATTTGCTGGTACTCTTCTCGGTAAGTTCCGTGTATACATCGACCCATATGCTGCTAACCTGACCTCAGGTAACGCAACTCCAGGTAACCAGTATTATGTTGTTGGTTATAAGGGAACTTCCCCATATGATGCTGGTCTCTTCTACTGCCCATATGTACCTCTCCAGATGGTACGTGCTGTTGGCGAGAATAGCTTCCAACCCAAAATTGGATTTAAGACCCGCTACGGCATGGTCGCAAACCCATTTGCTGAAGGAACCACTCAGGGTGCTGGTGCTCTCACAGTTAACACTAACCGTTACTACAGAAGAGTATCCGTCAAGAACCTCATGTGAGTCTTTCTTACAGAGTTTATTTGGAGGGTCTTTCGAGACCCTCTTTTTTTATCTAAATACTTAAAAACTTATTTTTAAAATGGCATTTTATATTCAAAAACCAAGTCTAATCGACTCAAACATAACCGTGTATTATGCAGGTGCTAAAAGATGGTCAGACAATTTTAATGAAAAAGCACTTTATGCAAGTGAAAACGCAGCCAAAGATTTAATGGAAAATAATGATGGTAGAAATGGCGGATGGTCTAAATGCACCATAGTGTCTGAGTAATTTAATGACTAGAGATCAAATTGAGAATAGAAATTTTCTATCTCCAACAGGATTCAAGTTTTCTTTAAAAAGAAGTCCAAAGGTTGCCTTTTTTTGTAACCAAGCAAACGTACCAGATCTAACTCTTGGTGTGGCAATTCAACCAACATTTTTAAAAGACATCGATACACCTGGAGATAAAGTTGTATTTGGTGATTTAAATTTAAGATTTCTTGTGGATGAAAATCTTACCAACTTCATGGAAATTCAAAACTGGATTCGTGGTCTTGGTTATCCAGAAAGTTTAAAACAATTTCATGATTTAGAAACAGGTGCAGTTCTTCCAAATACAAGTTATGCAAAAGGAGGAGATAATATTTACTCTGATGGGACGCTACAGATTTTAAGTAGTAACTTAGTTGCAAAGTTTAATGTTAATTTTAAAGACTTATTCCCATACTCTCTTTCTACATTAACATTTGATGCAACAAACACAGATATTCAATACTTTACAGCAGACGTAAGTTTCAAGTATACTGTATATGATATAACTACGCTTGGCGGCACTCCTTTATGATTGTTGATCTTGATAAAATTCAAGAAATGTGGGAGAAAGATTCAAAAGTAGATCCAGATAATTTACATACAGAGTCTTTAAATATTCCAGTTCTTCATGCAAAATACTTTGATTTATATAATACCATCTTTCTTCTAAGAAAAAAAGCAGAACAACAAAGAAAAAATATTCGACACGAACGATATGAGTATTATTCTGGAAAAGCAGATCCTGATGTTTATGTGGAGGATCCATTCCCTAAAAAGATTCGTGACAAAGATACGATGCAGAAATACTTAGATGCTGACGAAAGATTGTCCACAATTTGTTTAAAAATTGACTACTATGATACGATGCTTGTGTATATTGAAAGCATCTTAAAGATGATACAGAACAGAACCTATCAGATTAAAAATGCTATTGAATTCATGAGATTCAACTCTGGACTGGGGTAAATAAATATTCATAGATGCATGAGACATCGTGAATACAACAGATCTTGTTATTTCTAAATCAAACGAAGTATTTTTAAAAATCAATACACAACCTCATATTGAGTATGAGCTGCGGGATCACTTTAAATTTGAAGTTCCTGGTGCGAAGTTTATGCCTCAGTATCGTAGTAAGTATTGGAATGGAGAGATTCATCTATATGATATGAGATCCAAACAGATCTATGTTGGACTTTTAGATAAAATCGTTAACTTCTGTGAGCAATACGGATACACTTATAAGTTTGAGAATAATAAATTTTATGGACAACCTTTTGAAATCAATGAAGGGATTTCGTATGAGGGCGTGAAAGATTACATGCAATCTATTTGCACTCATACTCCTCGTTCATATCAAGTAGAGGGAGTATACGATGCTCTAAGACATAATCGAAAGCTATTGATAAGTCCCACTGCATCAGGCAAATCTCTGATGATTTACTCGTTAGTGAGATACTATGTTGATAAGAACGAAAAAATACTTTTA